TACCTAATATAATATGAGTATCAATTTTTTCTTCCCACAATCTTTTCATAAATCTTTGACGAAATGTATGCGCTGTTTTAAAGTTAATAAATTTTCTTCTATCAACAACATCACCTAGGTGTACAAGTGTTTTTATGTTGTGTTCTTTACAATAGGGAAAAAATATTTCATCAAAAAATTTTGTGAAATAATCTAAAAAAACAGGACTATCATTTCTCGCACCAAAGTGCGTATCATTTAACAAAGCAATCTTCATAATAACTAACTAAACAAACTTGTTGATTTTTTTCTTTTGATTTTCTTTTTTTCTTTTTTTTTAGGTTCTTCAAGTCTATTATTCTTTTGTAAAAATTCTGTAAATTGGTTTTTAAATTCGCCGTCTTCGTGTGGTTGTAGTGTCATATCATCATAGTTTGCATCAGCAATAAGTCTTTGTTTAACCTCTACCTGTTTCTTTTCTTTTTGTATTCTTCTAATAAAAGCATAGTAAATAATTTGAGTAAAATAGGCAAAAGGATTATTTGATTTAGCAGGATTAAAATTGTCTAGGTATTGTAAACAGTTTTCTATACCATCACTAATCATATCATCTCTAAATGTATAGTTAATAAAATTGGGTCTATACGATAAGTGATTCGCAATCTTTAAAAAACAACTACCTAAATAATTGTCAACAGGTGGTTTATTTTTACCTTCTTTTTTAGCAATATTACATTTTCTTTTATATATTTTCATTGCCTCTAAAAAGAGTTTATTATCTACATAGTGCTCTTTTTGTTTTTTTATTTTTATCATAATAATACTATACTATATTTCCTTCTTTTTGTCAATGTTTTTAGTCTCATTTTTAGTAATAAAGTCTTTTATAATTTTACATAAATCTTTAAACTTAATTTCTATACTAGGATTTCTCATTGGTCTTTTAGGTATAATCGCAAGTGGTTTCACGGTTGACTTTTTCATTTTTTTATGTATAATTGAGCTTGTAGAGCGATGGCAAGGATAGATTCGTATAAAGCTCTAATGTAGAGTTCTTTTATCAATAACTTCACCATACTCATCTTCTAGTTCTTCAAATATTTCATTTAACTTCTGATTATCTTCATCTGATAAATGTTTTCTTTCATATCCCTTTTGCTTAGGAGTGTCTAATTTATCATAATCTTTTATTATATTATTATAACTTGTTGACATTTGAACGGAGGCATTTGTAATGGTCATTATTTTATCTTTTGGAATAGATATAATTGTGTCAGGTGTATATGCCGCCCATTTAATTAAAGCAATATAATCTCGTAAACCCATAGCTGTAAATTGAGGTACATATTTAATTTGTAGAGGTTTTACAACTCTTAATAATGGAGATTTCTCTGCCAATTGATCTTTAGCCAGTTCAGCAACTAAATCATCGCCGTTTACCAGTTTAATAATTCTTATATTATTGATTGGTGGGTTTTGATGCATTTTTAAACTCTATGTTATGTATTTCATAATTAAAATCTTCCTCATTATAGATATTTATTCTTTCTCTAAAATGAGCTAAAGTATAATTCTCTTTCTCGTTGTAAGATAAATCATCAGCTATGTCATATAATGTTGCCGCTGAATTATTATCTTTTAATCTTAGTCCTCGACCAATACTTTGCAAGTTTCTTATCCTGGACTTGCTAGGACTAGCAAAGATAATGTTATGAAGATTCCGAATATTAATGCCTGTACTGAAAGTCCCATAACTTGCAACGATAATAGCGTTTTCACTTTTTTCCGTAATAAATCGTACTTGTTCTCGTTCATCTGCTTCTACTCCTCCGTAAACATAAAATACTTTTCTACCATCTGCTTTTTCTATTATTAAATCTCTAAGTGTTTCTCCGTGTTTTTCAACATACTGAAATAAACATAAAGTATTACCTTGTAATGATAAACAAAGATTTCTTATATACTTATTACGCCTTGAATTTTTAACTAAAAAATCCATTTCTTCTTGGTATGTTTTTCCGTTTATAAACTTACGAGATACATCATCATATTGTAATACTAAACACATTATTTTTAAATCTGCTAATTGTTTCTTTTCTTGTAGTTCACTTGTAGAGATAACTTTATTTACTGTACCAAATAATCCCTCTAAAACAAGTTTATGTGTCTTAGTTCCGTCTAAAGTTCCTGTAAGACCAACTCTATATTTACATTTTTCTAATTTAGTCATTATCTTTGTTAATGAAACAGCTTTGAACAAGTGAGCTTCATCACCCATTACCATACCAAATTGTGTAAACCATTTTTTAGGTAGATTATAGATTGATTGCCAAGTAGAGATAATAACTCTTTTATTTGTTTCTTTTTCGTGGCCTGAATAAATTTTGTGTATATTACGATCACTATTATAACCATAATCTTTAAAATCTTTATATAACTGTTCTACTAAAGATGTAGTGGGTACTATAATTAAAATCTTATCTTGTTTGGTATCTTTTAATCGTAACAAATTAAAGATTAACATTAAATATATGATAAGCGATTTACCTGATGCTGTAGGCGATACTAATAAACATCTATTTTTTCGAATAGAATGAACAAAAGCTTCTCTTTGATAATCTCTTATTTCTAAAGGAATTTTTAAAGCTTTAATTAAAGCATCTATTTTACTATCTTCTACTTCTGTATCTTTTATTTTGGCACCATCAACTATTTGTACGTCATTTTCTTTACACCAATTTACTATGTAGGGGTATAAACCAGCATAAATTTGACCCGTTGCATAAGAAAATAATCTTATCTTACCGTCCCATACTCTATTTCGATATTGAGGCATAAAACGAAAACCTGGTACCTCAAAAGTAAAATATTCGCCAAGTTCTCTACGAATATCAGCTTCCGCTTCTATTTTAAGATATACTTCGTCTTTTTTATCTATAATGATATAACGTGTAGTAGTCATTAGACCGCACCACTAGTAAATCTTCTCCAGTCTATTGCGTTCTTAATTGTAAAACCTCTATTAGCTATTTGTCTAATAGTTCTATCTAAAAAATCTACCGTTGCTTGTAAATAATGTACTTTTTGTTTTGCTTTAATTATTTCGTCATCAGAGTCAATATACTTATCTACATCAGTTCTTAATATTTTTAAATCAAAAGGTTTTTGTGCATAAACTTGAGGATCAGCTTTACCTGTATAATATTCCCATTTTAGTTTTTGTATTATTGCTAAATCACCTTCAGCACGACTTAACAATAACTTAAACTTTGTTAAATGTTTTAAATATTTGTTATGTAACTGAGGTGTTTTTAATGACTCTAAATCAAGTTCAGTATCATTAATTTTTAAGTCTTTGTCAACTTCTAATTGTAATTTTTCTAAATCCATAATCTATTCATTATATCACAAAACCTTAAAAAAGTAAAGTTTATGATGTGGTTACACTTGTTGTTGATGAACCAACAGACGCAAAATCATAGATAGAATATCTAAATGATACTGTCGCTGTTAGGTAATCAACATCAGTTGCTTGTTGTGTATATTGTAGTCCTGTTAAAGATGTAGGAAATACATCTCTAAATCTCACTTCTAATTGTGATGTGTTTTTACTCGTTAGTATTGTTAGTGTAGCATCTGACAATGTTCCACCAGCGTCTGCTGCACCATATTTTGTTTTTCCTGGTTCTGTACTTACACCCGTTGTTCTTGTTGGAAATCTATCATTACCTGATGTAAGTAAATTTTGAAATTCTGAATGTGATCTTGGAAAACCTAATCCAACTAACCAACCGTGTATTTCCTGGTAGTTTTCTAAATTTTCATCAACAATAAAACTCATATCTAAAGCTTCATATGTAAGTTTGTCACCAGGAAGTGGTATATCTTTAAATCTTGTTTCTTGTACCATTGCACCACCTAACGTAACTCCTGGTATATTTACAGATGTACAAAAATATTCAACTTTAGGTAATTTAATTATATTAAATTTAAACTGCGTTGGTGACGCATAATCTAATTTGGTAGGTTGTCTATTATATGAGTTTGTTGTTGTCATACTACTATTTATCTAATTGTTTATCCACCTCTTCCCATTCTTGTTCTTGTTGTAATTTATCACAATCTTTAGGACTAAAAATACAGGCAATAGCTAAACTCATAGAACC